CGCTTTATCACGTAGTGAGAACGGCTTCAAAGTCTGGGGAAACCACTTGGTCAAAACCATAACTTTGGAAAATTGATTCCACAGAGTGAACCTTCACTCGCAGAGCATAGAAGCTAACCGCAGGGTCAAAAACCCGCTTCGTCGTTAGGCTATGATACGTGTGATTCTCTCTTTGGCACGTGGATCGGACTGATCTCACGAATTAAGGCCGAACTTTCCCGCTTTCGTGAGTGGCACCTTCGCTTCTGAGGTGAGTGAAACGTGTTTCCACGCGGAACCCATCCGTCATCAGTCGCGCGCGTAGTCCACCGCGCTATATAGTTGCTGACGATGCTGCATCATTGTTGCCCGCTGCAGATTCTGCATGCTCGGCAGACGCATTATCGCCCGCACTTGGTGCCTTATTGCGCTTGCTCTCAGCTTCACTTGTTGCTGAGGCTGCGCTTGGTGATTTTGGCTCGGAGCTCTTGTTCTCGCTCATGGAGAGAGACAAGACGGTCTCGAGCTCGCTCAACAGCGAGTTTTCGAGGATCATCTCCAGCACTTTCTCGAACGCCAACCTCTGTTCGTTGCCGAGGCGGTCGTTCCTTGAGATCAGAAAGCTCCGTAGGCGTAACACATGGTTCGACTTGAGTAACATTGACCCAGCGACCGCATGTTTCTTCGCCCCTTTTAGGATCTTGCGGAGTGAATCCCAGAGAGTCTTGCGGATCGCATAGATCTCCGTGTTCTCCCCCAGTGCCTCCGAGGCCCAATTGTGTATTGACGCGAAGTCGACGTGGTACTCCGCCATCTTTGAATTCGGATGCATCGGCGGCTGCACCCGTGACGACAGGATTGCCGCCGCCCCCATCATCTTCATCATGTTGCCGATTCTCCTTTTCATCCTCAAGTTTTTGAATCAGCGTTTGGGCCATTTCGACCTCCTGCATGAGAGCTTGCATCTTACGCTCCATATTTTGTGTTTTCACACGGAGACGTTTGATTGAGGTCAATGACACTGTTTGGTTGAGTGCAATAACTTCAAGCTGAATGGAAGACGCACGGCCAATCTGTGCCGGAGTGCCATTGCTGCCGAAACTTTGAGTTGTGCTTGTGATTAGCGACCAGTACACCCAAAAAGTAACACCAGCTTCGATTTGACCGACATTTGCCGGCCACAAGACAACGTCCTGTGATGAACCTCCAACGGTCGTCGCGCTGCTCGCAACCATGTATTGTTGTACTGTGATTCCAGGTCCGGTTGCTAAGTTGATTGGTCTGAGCGCGTAATTGGTTGCAGACTTGGCAGCAGTTTGAACGGCCCCGTAGTCTAGCGTGTTCCAATTGCTCGCACTGTCGACGTACGTCGGCAACGCATTCGTCAAACCGAGCGTAACATAACCGCCGGTGTCAGCTGCATTCATGGTTGTGGTACCAATCATGCGGACTAGAACAGGACTGTTAGTGTTGACTGTGATCAAGTTTCCAGGAATGTTGAAGGGCCCTGTGCCAACTGAACACGTGACTTCCAGATTATTGCCTTGGTAGTACGTGACAGTCTGATTGGCCTGAGCCACAAAATTGGTTCCAAATGGTGAAGCGTTGTTGTCGCTCGCCGTTGAGGTTAGGGTGATGCCCCATTGAGCACCACTGTTTCCAGTAGCCCCATCAACACGAGAGCGCCACAATTCAAGCTCGTACTCACAGAACCAAACACCTTGAGCTGCACTCGTTGTGTCAGGAGACAGAACCAACGCATTGAAATGTGCTTGGACTGTCAAACGCTCCTCTGGCCCAGGATCAACGTAGAACTGACCCTTTTTGCAGATCACGTTAAATCGAGCAGGCGTAAAGAAGGACGAACTTGCAGCTTTGGCATGGCCAAACAATTGTTTGATTCGCATTTGCAAATCAGGAGACAGCACATCATCAGGGTCCGTTTCAGTGAACGCAGCCATAGCACCCGGAGTGTCTGTACCGCATGCACTGGCATAGTAAATAATAAATTTCTTGAAATGGAATTGTTCAAACAGCGATGCTAGCTGAGCAACTCGAGGGATGCCAAGAACGCCTGGATTGATGTCTAGATTGAGCAGGTAACTGCCAGCAACCTGATTCGACCCAGTGCCTGCCGCATTGTTAGGCGTAACCACTCCAAGATAATCGCAGCCACTGATTGTGATGCCGTCTTTTGATGGACCAGTTCCAGTCATTGTGTTGAAGCCAGTCATCGGGGGTGCAATTGAGTACGCAGCCGGCGCCGCCATGATCATAGCACGCGCTGATTGGGCAATAGAGTGGTTGGTTTTGAACGCATACCCCTCCTTGCCACCAGCGGCCATGTCACGCGCAATCGAACTGCGCTTTGTATCAAATTTCTTCGGGCCTTGACCAATATTGTCGGACTGGCGTGCGGGGATACGCTGCTCGCCTGAGTGCCAATCTTTTAAGTAGTCAAAGACCTTTTTCCCAACCCGCTTTGCGTCCGCCATTGGATCGCGACCGGTAATGTCGTGGTAATTTCGGGCGTAACGCTCAACCCAGTCGGGGGCGAAGTCGGGGGTGTGACGTTGTTGTTGTCCAGGAGCCGAGCCTGCTCGCGGCAACTGTAGCAATTTTGCAGATGGTTTTGCAACTGCTCGTGCTCTAGGTGCCACTTGCTGAACTTTTGACTCCGTCGGAACATAGGATCGTATGAACTTTGATGCGGAAGAAGCTTGTGGTTTGACAACCGCTCCACTTCCCCCGACACGGAAGACTCCTTTCCTTGCTGATTGCACAAGTTTCCCATTTGCTCCAGCGTGAGCCACGGACTTGTAAACCTTGCGCTTTTGATTGTTGTGTTTGAATTTCTTAGGCATCGAACTCAATCCCAGTAGGTTTGAATTCGGACCCAGGAGCTGGCCATGGATCCTGCTGAAGACGAAGCCAGCTCATCCGTCTCGGCAAATTGATAACCGGAATAAAGTTTGCCCAAGGTATTGTCGGAAAACACTTTCAATTTGGCCAACTCCCACGGAGACTCTCCAGTCTCATCGTAGAGGTAGGTGTCATAATGTTCAATGAAACCATCAATGACATAGCGCAGAAGAGCACGAACACGTTCATCACCCCAACTCGCCAGCCGCAAAGAGCATAAACGGTCGAGTGACGCCCACGGTTTCGGAAGGCCCGTTGTCAGGTCCAGTTCCCCCTTACCAATTGTGAGCATTGATGAATAAACATTGTTCGGTCGTAATTTGAACACGATCATTTGCAACTCCTCACTCCAATGAAATTTAAACCCCAAGAACCCCAACTTGTACCAATGACGGCCCTGTGAGCTCTCGTCCGGTGTCTCAAGAGTGATCCCGAAGTCCTGATAAAGTAATTTACCGTATGATGCCCCATTGAACCACGAAACATTGGTCGTGTATGTGAGGTCATCACCGACAATTGCAATTCGTGTATGCTGGCGGTACAGCTGTCTAATCTTTTGTATGCTTTTCTTTCGCAGTCCACCAAGCTTGACAAACCCATAGTAAGTCAAGAACTTTGAATACAACGAATTGAATATTGAAGTGAGAAATTGGCCACTGGGGTTGCCACCGAAGCCGTCACAGCCTTTCAGCCAAACGGAACCATCAGGCAAAACCACAGGGCACATACACAAAGCTGACACCAAATTGTGCCAACGTTGACGATTTTCGGCGGTCTTGTCTTCAGGGCGTAAGAATTCAAACAGCATGTTTGCTATTTTGAAGATGATCCACTGGTGCAAATTGGCATCCATCTTGGAAACATCAAACTCCCATCCTGAACATCCCGGTAGACCACCAAGATAGTACGCAAACCTCTGCATACCACCTTTGAACGGATTGAACCCGAAAGCGATGCCAGTCCTGTGGTAACCAGCCTTGATAATTTTGGTTGCAACGTCGAGCATCATCATTTTGCTAAACAAAACGTGGTCAACGCTCATCATTGCGATGGTGCGCAGCTTGTTTTGGTTTATTTTCTCGACATTTCGCATTTCGACTTTTAGGGCCCAGTCAATCCAAAACGAATACTCCCCTGTAGGCAAAAAGTCATCCCACACCTTTTGTAGGAAATCGCGCTCCTTCAGAACAACTGCTTCCTTGTTTGGATATTTCCGCGACCATGGAAGGCCTGCGTTCCTCGTAAGGTCCGAGTCCTGGATTGCGTCATGCAAGGAACATACGCGCGAACCTCTGCAGATTGGCTCAAACTCCTCAGACAAACACTCCATGGCAACATTGGCCACTTCGTCGTCATGCTGGTAGAGGGGATCAATAGTGGCAAACCGCGCCACTGAATCATAAGCTGCTTCGAGATTTGTTCCGCAGAGTTTATTGACTTGTTCGAACTCCTGGTTAGTTGCGGCTTCGTATGCATCAGCCAGTTTCCTAATCACCGGATGGTCCGGCTTTGGATTTCTGTCTTTTCTTTTCCCTGTAATACGCCCAAGATGCGGCATTTTACCGTCGAGTGACGTTGGCTGATCTTCATACATGTAGTCTTCACCAATTTTGATATGATCGCGAAACCACAACGGGAAGTTCTTGACCCAGGGAGCTATCCGTTTTTTGGCAGCGTCAACCATTCGGGACGAATCATAATGCCGCTGTTTGGCACACGGTCCATAACACCCTTTGTGCCGGCCTGATGAATGGCAATAACATTGCCGGAAACAGCCTCAACAACCGGTGCTCCGGAATTGCCTTCATAAGACGAAAAATTGTATTCAATAGTTCCTTTTTGCTCAATCCAAGTTTCCTTGCCGTCGACTTGGTGGCAAATTGACAACGCGCGGCCACAATTTGTGACAAACCCAACGCTGTCATAAATTTTGATAGGTTCGCCCGACTGTTTCTGCCACCAGCAGTAAATTTTCACCGCCGTTCCTGCATCAATCTTGCCAGAACGAACTGCATTCGAAATTGACATCGGCTTCAAGCCCTTGATTCCAGGCCAAATGGCAACGTCGCAACCATCTGGTTGCCAGCAGCCACTTGGGTGGTTCGATTTTGGATGTTTCGCCAAAATTGTTTCCATCCGAGTCCCACGACCATGGTAAACCTTGACAGGTCCCTTGGCATCGCGAACAACGTGAAACGCTGACAAAACGACATCGCCAACGGCAAAAACTTGACCGAGATCAACGGTTTCAGTTTGAATGTAGCCGATGTGCTCATCGCCAGCAACCGCAATAGTCATAGGGTGCGCCTCAGAGAGTGCTTGCGTAGAACGCTTCGACTCCCCTTTGGCAACTCCGTGGCCTTTGCGTTTGCAGTTCTCATTGTGGCACTTGGGGCCGAATTTGCAAACCTGATTCAACATATTGGTCTCCTTGAACTTGGAGTAGCACACATCACACCGGGTCGCCCACTTGACTGGTGGTTCTTTGGCGAGCTGGTGCTTAGGGCCACACTGGAATTTTTGTTTGCAATCTCGACATGTTTTGACGGGATAAGAAAATCCTTTAGCCTTCGCCTCTTCGGGAGTAAGACTCATCGAATCAACTTTAACGTCATTATCTGCCTTGGCTTGCGCTAATTCCTGTGCCGAATAACTGTACGCTTTGTTGTGCTTCTTACAAAGCAAATTGGCACCCCTCAATTTGGCACCACACCGTTTGCCCGCTTCAACGGCAGAACAGCCGAGCTCAATTTCTTTCTTGGCCGCCTCTGACAATTTTGTCAAGTCAATCATTTTCTTGGCTTCAGCTTCGGCTTGGAAAACAGCACGAGCTTCCGATCTGAGTTGCTGTTTTAAAGGAACCTCTTGTGGTTTGCACCCAACATAATGACTGCAATGATGGCCTCCGCAAATTGTATTGCACTCCTTGTGAACCCCGGTGACCAAGCCCATAGGGCATTTGTTGGGACCGCTGGGAACGTGGAGACAACCATTCGCATTGGCTGGATCCGGGAAGAGAACCTTCAATAAGCCCTGCGCTTCTGGAAGACGCTGAGCTGATTGTGGTGAACATTTGTCAAAGTGGCGGCAGTGGTGACCACCACACACAACATGACAGACTGATTTGGCGCCACTTTTCAATTTCATTGGACAAGTGTCTGCATGGTAGCAGCCATCTTGGAAAAACTGTTGCTGTGGCGGCACGAAACTGGCTTGAGGTTCCAACCGTGAAATTTCTTCGTAAGCAGAGTATTCATCTGCAAACAAACCACCTGCAACAAATTGGCCAACTGGCCATGGTTGCCAAACCCATCCTTGTTCGAAGATGAGCATATGTTCAGGGCACGAGCGCATAAGTAAGGGGAAATTGACGTCATCAAAGTCACGTAATCTTCCACCCTTAAGGCGAGGCAACAATTTCTTGGCTTCCTCAAGTTTTTCAAGCACCTCTTTTGACTGCGTTTTCCGTTTCTCCCATTTGCGGTCACCTTTGTCGTGCTTGGGTGGAGAAAGTTCTTTCTCTTGGATGATTTCTCTCTCAATTTTCTTTGACAACTCTGGGTTGCCGCGGAACTGACGATTATGGTTGTGTTTGCTCACAACGAATCCGGAATCTCCAATCTGCTCCATGAAAGGAGATCCGATTTCATTTGGCGCATACTCTGCCCACTCATAAGTGCCATCTTCACGGCGAATAGTTGAGTAACCATAATGTTTTCCCTTCCGAACGAAGTCCTCCAGTGACCCCTCCGCGACTTCCTCAGCTTCACGCTCCAGATCATTGTACATTGATTTATTGATAATGCCCATATTTTTGGCGAGAAGCGGGTCCGTATCAAGAATGTTCATGCCGTATTCACGGTCATTCATCTTGAATGTTCCACCATCATTCTCGACCATGTCGGAAAGCAGTCGGTCCGGATCCTCGTGCGGATTGTAAGGCTCTTCGTCTCCGAATTGAACCTCATCATCCTCATCAAAGACGCTCTCGACCCACTCAACAAACTGAAGCTCCTCAGTGTCCAAGTAGCCTCTCCGACCTTTTCTTTCTTCACGCAACTTGGGCTTGTAACGCAAGTTAAAGAACTTGGCAACATTAGGGCTGTTTTTGAACAGCTCCCATTTCTTCGCAAAGTTCTTAATTGCTTTCTTTTGACCCGAAGCCGCCCGCTTCGCTTTGTGAACCACATTCGATAGCCCATCCTTCACTTCCTGGCTGATGCACTTTCCAGTCTTTTTACGCCGCTCACCAGCTTTTTCCATGATGCGATTAATCAAGTAGAGCGACCCTGCCCCGGCCACGATTGAGCCAGTCACAATGGCACCCTGCTTAATTCGCGGATTTTCGGCCAGCCAAGTTGCAATTTCCTCCGAGTGAGCGTCGACGAACTCGGAAACGCCCTGCATTGAAGTGAGGATTGTTTGCTTCTGGTTCAGCGCCCACTCACTCAACTCTTCCTGAAACTTGCGATAAGCCTGGACTGCCTTTGACGCTCGGATATCGACCAGCCTCTGCTCATAAGCCTCAATGAGCCTATTTTTGACTGTACGAATCCTATTTTTGCTGACACGCGCATGTTGAGCAACTTTGTGGACAGCAAGGTCAATTTTGTCGCCAACCCCGAGGGCTTTATTTGATTCAATAACTCCTTCATCGAGGTTGTGCAAATGCGCACTGGCCTGCTGCATGGCAAGATCAGAACCCCGCAAATCCATCCGATGGATAGTGTCAGTGACATTTGTCACAACAGACGCGACGCGGGCTTGAGTCATTGTTGCAGCGTCAGCAACCGCAACTTTGGCCTCCTCAAGAGTTGGCAGCGATTCCACCAGCTGATCAACCTCATTGCGAATGATTGCAGCCGCACTTGGGCGAGGCGCCAACTGTCGAATGATTTTCTTTTTCGCCGGGGCAGTCACAGGAATGCCTTCCTGACCACGCTTGACATCAGCCCTATCTGCCAATCGCTGCTCAAGTTGTTTTTCATGCTCCTTTGCGGCAACATAAGCTGCTTTTTGTTCCTCAAACATGAGTGTTTGGAAAGCACTCTTCTGATGTTCCACAATCTTGTCCTGAATAACTTGGAGTGAATCCTGTTTGACAGCAGCTGGCACGAGAGCACCAGCAACACTGTTGGACATGGCATGAATTTCCTCGATACGAAGCCGGTCCATAGCGACAACTTCGCACTCTTGAACCACCTCAAAATTTTCCTCACCAACCCGGCGAACCTTGCAATGAGCTCGGCCTCCGCGGCTGGGTTTGGCGTCAACACCTTCATCGTCATCAGAGCTGTCTTCAAGAAGTTCCCTTTCGATCTTCTTAATCGCTGTATCTGACTTGTTGTAATTGTCGGCGACGTGAGCCAATGCTGACCCAAATGTCGTTGACGCAACAATAATTTTTGCGGCCACTGACGCATATTTGTACGCTTTGCGTTTCGACTTGCGCTCTGCAATGGCCTCTGCTTGCTCTGGTGTCAGTCGGTTCTTCGATTTGGCTTGCGCCTTGGAAATCGCCGTCTCTGATGCCGGCTTGAGTGCCGCAACAACACCGAGAACAGCCAACGCCATAGCGCCTTTGAGCATTTTATCGTCACCGAACCAACAGGTATTACCCGCCACTTCCTTGGACGCCGCACTTGCGGCGCCAGTGCCGAACCGTTTGGCCCAGCTGCCCAACTTTGGGGCAGAGACGGAAACATTGTCCGTCTTCTTCTCGATTGCATTGACAGTCGCGCCCTCGAGGGGAGGCACG